GCCTACCCCGGCCGTGTGTACTACGTGTCTACTGACCAGAACGGTAACTTCCGCGTTGGTGAGTATTTCCGTATTGACCAAGCTACTGGCCGCGCCACACTGAACGCTTCCGCGTTTGACTTGGCTGGTTTGACATCGCTGCGTTTGGGCTCCATCGGCGCTCAGCTCGGCGAAACGATCAACGAGTTCTCTTCTGACGGCACTTTGTCTGGTAACAGCAACGTTGCAGTCCCTACAGAATACGCTGTAAAGACTTACGTCGATACGAAAGTAGACGCTGTCTCTGTTAGCTCGATCCCCTTTGTTGCAACGATCGCGACTAATAAGTCGGCTCCGGCAGGCACTATGACTTTCAGTATGAGCACGCTTACAATTTCAGGCAGTTCTGTGTACACTATCCCCACTGGGGCATACCACTTCGTCTTGAATCCTAACGGATTCGCCCTCTTCCAATAAGGAGCTTCTTCATGTCTAAAATTGTTGTTGACCAAATTCAAAAGTCTGGCGGAGCTGCCTTCTCACTGCCACTAACTGACGGTACGGCGGGGCAGTTGGTGAAGACCGACGGTTCTGGTAACTTGTCGTTTATTTCCCCTGTGGACACAGACACAGTAGTCCCCGCAGATTCTGCTCAAATCTACGGCTCAGTTTTTACCGCCTCAGCTCGTGGCAACATTTACAGCACAGGCGAGTGGACATCTTCAGGTCCTAACAGTACATACCAAAACGCAACTGCGGCGGGTTCCAATGCGACCTACACGCACATGTCGTTTAACATGTTCTTGGGTGATGGTTACCCCGGCGGCACTTCACAGCCTATGTATGCTGGCGATTTCCGTGGTTTGGAAAACCGCACTATTCTGTACTCTGGTAATGACCGTCTCGGCCATAACAACCGCGAACTGTTCTACTACGAGAACAACACTAGCTATATGGGTGTTAGCTGGCATGTCATGCCTGTGCGTAATACAACTGGCAGTGCTATCACTCGCACTCTGAACTTCATGTATAGCGCATACGACACCTACAACGGCGCAGCGCTAGGCTACTTTACACCTGACGGTGCAACTTACGCGGCTACGACTGGTGGTACATGGACACAGCCATTCACCTCTACTTCTAACACGATCACTAGCTCAAGCGCCAGCATCACAATCCCTGCTGGCAAGACTGTGCTGATCATGTTGGTCACTTCACACAACTACCAGACAACGTACTACTTTAAAGAATCAAGCATGTTCTATGGCTTGTCTTCTTTCTTTGGTACAGGTTTGGTTTGTGACTTGCGTATGTTGAACGCGCTGGCCCTGTTGCGCACACCATCCGCAACTAATACTACGTCTAACCCAGAGCAAATCTATACAGGTTGTGCTGCTGTTTACGGCAACCGTTAATCTATGATTTACGTCAAGTTTGGCGAAGATAATAAGTCCGCAGAGATGCGGACGGATGTTTCTGATGCGGAGAAGGGTGACTATGTTGCCGTCTCCGACGATTCGTTGTTCGGCAAACGCTTAGTAAAACTCAAGAACAAAGTGCGCGAGTTTACAAAAGCTGAATACGATGCTGAGGCAGAAGCGCATGATCGAGCTTATAAAGGTATTGTTATTGACAATATGGCTCGTTCTCTTCTGAAAGAAACGTCGTATTTGATTGAGCCTGACTTTTACGAGTCGCTGTCGGCGGAACAAAAAGCATCTGTCAAACAGTACCGTGATGCACTACGAGATATCAGCAAACAGGAGAAATATCCTGAGTATGTTGAGTTTCCTGACAAACCAACGCTCTAATGGAGTAACAAATGGCTAACCTACAAGCAAATCAAGTAATAGCAGATGTCGTAACTGCACCGATCTTAGACGGTGCTATTCGGTATAACGGTAACGTCGCTACAGCAACTAAGATGGCAGCGCTTACAGCCCAACCTATCCCCCCCGGGCAAGTTGCTTACACGACCCCCGGTACTTACTCTTGGATTGCGCCGGCTGGAGTTACCTCTGTATGCGCCGTCGCCGTCGGTGCTGGTGGGTCTGGTATCGACGGCAGCTCTTCGTACTCTGGTGGTGGCGGTGGCGGGCTGGGCTGGCGCAATGATATTGCTGTGGTTCCCGGCCAAACCTACACTGTGTATGTTGCTCCGACAACCCCCAAAGGTAACACAGCTGGTACCTCTTTCTTTATTAGTACAGCTACTGTCGCCGGTTATGGCGGTGGGCGTGGATATCCTTCTTCTAGTAGCACTGGCGGCCCTAACCAAAACGGTTCTAGTTACGGCGCTGGCGGCGGCTGGGTAGGTAGTGGTGGTGGCGCTGGTGGTCAAGCTAATACAAGTAGCTGTTCTGGCGGCGGCGCTGGTGGTTACACAGGCAACGGCGGAAACTATAACGCTCTACCAGCGGCTGGCAGCGGCGGTGCAGCGGGCGGCGGTACGTACTCTTCGACATATGGTTGGGGAGCGGGCGGCGGCGTCGGATTAAATGGTAAGGGTAATACTGCTACAGGCTGGTATCATGGTAGCAGTGGCCAAGTCTATTCAACTAGCCCCGGTAACGGCGGTGGCGGCATGGGTGGTTCTGGTGGCACTAACGGTATGAGCGGCGAAAATCCAACTAACAGCACTGGTCAAGGTGGTAACAGTGGCCTTTACGGCGGCGTTTACGGCGGTGGCGGTGGCGGCGCTGGTGACGGCTGGCCCGGCAATGGTGGTATTGGCGGCCAAGGTGGTGTTCGTATCATCTGGGGTGAGGGTCGTAGCTACCCTGATAACGCATCATAAATTTAAGGACTTAGCATGGAATACTACATCGAAGTTGGCAGTAGCGGGTTAGCAGTAGGCTATCCTGTTTTGGCACAAAATCTTGGCTATGTGTTTAAAGGCGAAGAGATTACCCCAGAAAACATGCTCCGCCACGGCTATCGTTTGATCGTTGACGAACCGCCAGAAATTAACGACTCACAACGTCTTGACCAAACTGGGTTTTCTCAGAAGGAAGACGGGACAATCTCATTTGACTATGTTGTAGTTGACCTTACACGCACCGAAGCGCTTGACCGCTTGATTCGCTATCGCCGAGCTGAATTGCTTGCGTGGAGCGATTGGACACAAGCCACCGACAGCCCTTTATCTACAGAGAAAAAAGCCGCGTGGGCTGCGTATCGTCAAGAGCTGCGTGACCTGACTACCGTTTACGCAGACGCCGTTAATGCCTCCGATATCGTGTGGCCTACTAACCCAGACGCTGTTATCGTTGAGACCCCAGAAGAATGAGCCTGAGAGACGCCATCAGGGCTAAGCACGCAGCGGAGGCTCACCCCTTCACTGCGTTGTTGTTTTCGGGCAACATGTCCAAGCGAGACTATGCGGTCTACTTGTTCAACATGATCCGCGTCTACGACGCCCTTGAGTCCCGCGCACGCATACAAGGTTTGCTTGACGACCTAGAAGGTATCGAGCGTGTCGACGCTATGCTGAACGACTTTGCTGAGCTTGGCGTCATTGATCAGATCATGGTTGTGCCAGCAGTGCATGAGTACACCGATTACCTCGGCATGGCTCCTGACGTCTTGGCCCACGTCTACGTTCGCCACATGGGCGATATGTACGGCGGGCAGATGATCAAGTCCAAGGTGCCCGGCAGCGGTGAGATGTACCAGTTTGAGAACCGTTCTGAGCTGGTAGCCAAGCTGCGAGCAAAACTCACAGACGATCTGGCTGATGAAGCCAATGTAGCGTTTGACTTTGTGCTTAAAATATTCGATGATCTAGCTCACGAATTTATGCACACTACACCGGACGCACATGAAAAAGAACTTATCTGACTTTGTTGTACTTAATAAAAACGCTCTCAGCACCGAGTTGTGTGATTTAGCTTTACAGGAACTCACAGATTCCAACGGATGGCGCAAGCACGTTTTTAACAAGTACGAAAACGGGCAGATCATAGAAGTCCATAGCGACGCAGACCCTTTGCAGCACGATGCTAACCTGCCAACAGCCATCCCACCCATGATGGAAGCGTACTGGAAAGCCATTCATAAATACGTTGCTCAAGATACTGGGTACGAGTGGTTTCCATCATGGCAAGGCTTTGACCCGTTAAAGTTCTTGCAGTACACACCAAATACTGAGATGCGCAAACATTGCGATCACATCCACAGCATGTTCGATGGCCACAAGAAGGGCGTGCCTATTCTGACTGTTATTGCGCAGCTAAATGACGATTTCAAAGGTGGTGCTTTTGTACTGTTTGATGACGAAGTGATTGACTTCGGCAAGGGGGATATTCTGATTTTCCCTAGCTCGTTCATGTTCCCGCACACCGTCCAAAAGGTTACTGAAGGCGCACGATTTTCAGCCGCCACATGGGTCTTCTGATACCCCAGCTTGAGGCGGCAGCCGAGCGCATCAAAGGCGCAATGGGCTCCTACGAGTCCTACGACGAAGGCCACAACTACCCATGGGTAAACCACCTGTGGCGTAGCAACACCTTCCGTCGCGCCCACCTAGACATCATCGACGCACGGGACACGAGCCGCCTGTACATGATGCACCTGACGGTGTTTCCCCACACGAACGATCCAGCGCCAGTCTTTGGCTTCGATCTCATTGCTGGCCCTAACAAAGTCACCGGCGCGTTCCACGACTTGAGCCCGATCGCGGGTAACACTGGCCTTGACGAATGGTTCAAAGACCGTGCAGCTCAGCAGCAGTGGAGCAAAGAGCGCAAGCTACCCGAATGGGCACAGCAGATTTTCAGCTCCAGCATGGTGGCTGCTGGCAATATCCAAGACCCAGACGAACTGGCCCGCCTGATCGACTTTGTGCTAAGCAACCTGATGTAC